TTGCGCAGACTGTCAACATGGATGCCGAACGCCGTAAGAGGTTGAAGGCGATTGCCGACTAATGAAATCTTTAGGTTTCGCCGTTGTTGATTGGATCGAAACTTTCCTAGTCCACGGCCCCGGTGATATTGAAGGTCAACCAATTAGGTTAGATGACGAGTTTGCACGGTTCATTGTGAAATCGTATGAGGTTGACACAACGGGTAAAGTTATTCGCCGTGCAGTTATTAGCAGGCCGAAAGGTCGCGCCAAGTCTGAGCTTGCNGCGTTTATCGCTATGGCTGAGGCGTTGGCGCCGGTGCGGTTCGATCATTGGGCTGTTGAGGGTGAAGTGTCACCGTGGGGTTACCCGTACGAAGCCGGCGAACCTGTCGGCGCTTCCAGTTAAACGTCCCGAGGTTCTTTGTTTTGCTACCGAACTCGGTCAGGCTGGCAACACTTACGACACGATNCTGTACATGTGTAAAGAGTCGGTAAAGTTGCAGGACGCATACGCCGGCATTGACCCTGGTTACGCTCGGACATTGTTACCGAACGGCGGCGTGATCCGACCGGAGACTGCNGCNGATTCTAGTGCGGACGGTGGCAAGTCCACGTTTACAGTGTTTGACGAAACCCATATTTGGGTNCAACCGAAGTTGAAACGATTGCACCAAGTCGTATTGCGTAACCTACTTAAGCGAAAGATTGCTAACGGTTGGGCTTTGGAAACAACAACCATGTTNGCACCGGGTGAAGGCAGCGTTGCCGAAGGCACGTTTGATTACGCGCAAGCGGTGAAAGAGGGACGCACCAAGGACGCCGGTTTGTATTTCGATCACGTTCAGGCTGACCCTAAATGGGACGCTGAGAAACGGCGCGACCGGATTGCAGGGTTGAAACAAGTGTACGGCCCNGCCGGTGAATGGCTTGACCTTGACGCTATNGCAGATTCATTTGACGACCCGCAAACGTCAACGGCGGAATGGCAGCGGTATTGGTTTAACCGTCCGGTTAGTATCCAAGGCCAATGGTTGCCGGATATTGCCTGGCAGGAATGTCATAACCCACGTGAGATACCCGACCACGCTAACGTTGTTCTTTCTCTGGACGGCAGCTTCAGTAACGACTCGACTGCGTTGATCGCGGTTCAGGTCGGCGAGTTTCCTCACGTCGCCGTTGCTGGCGTGTGGGAGAAACCGCCGGGGCAAGTCGGTTGGACGGTTCCTATTCTTGACGTTGAGGACAAGATACGGGCGTGCGCGGAACGGTGGCGCGTTGTCGAAGTCACTGCAGATACGCACCTTTGGGCGCGGTCATTGGAAGTTTTAGAGTCTGAGGGTTTGCCGGTAGTGGCGTTTCCACAGTCGGCGGCACGGATGACACCAGCAACGCAACGGTTNACNCAAATGGTGTTGGAACGTCAGTTGACCCATGACGGTAACCCNGCATTGAATCGCCACGTTTCTAACGCCGTGTTGAAGTCGGATAGTCGCGGCACAAGGATTTACAAAGAAAACAAAAGTTCGTCCCGCAAGATTGACCTTGCTGTTGCAGCCATCATGGGGTTGGAACGTGCTATGGCATTTGAGGAAATACCAGCGGCGCCCGTGCCGCAATTCTTTTAGAAAGGTTGACCCGTGGCAACTTTCATTCAGTTAATTGGTTTCATTGTTATTACTGTCGGCGTGTGGCTAGTGTTCCCGCCGGCAGCTGTCATTGTCGCCGGCTTGTTTATTGTGGCGTTCGGCGTTGCCTGGGAAAGAGTGAATAATGCTGGATCGTCTGTTAAGGCCTAACGCAACGCGGGCAGTTACCGCCGCGTCTTTGTTTCAAACCGGCGGTGAGATGCCTAACCGTACGTTGGCGGGCGTCAGTGTCACACAAGAAAATTCTATCACTATTGGCGCGGTGTATGCGTCCGTGCGTTTAATCTCTGACGTTATCTCCACCTTGCCTTTGGGTACGTACGTGCAGGTCGGTGACCAGCGGCAACAGTTCCCCNNGCCGGACTGGTTGGTCGATCCCGAACCGGACATGAGTGTTACCCGTGCCGACCATTTTCAAATGGTTTTNGTTTCGCTACTCATTGACGGNAACGCGTTTGTTCGCAAGNTGCGTAACCCGCAGACGGGCGACATTGTTGCCNTGTCGGTTATCGCGCCGCACCGCGTGAAGGTTGTTCGCAACGACAACGGGTTTATCGAATACCAGTTGGACAATGGCAAGCGCATTGTTTCTGATGACGACATGATTCACATTACCGAGTTGCGCCGTCCNGGTGTTCTGCGTGGTGTATCGCGNATAGATACACTGANNCAAACNCTTGGTTTGTCNAAGGCNCTTGANGATTTCTCGGCGCAGTTCTTTGGCACCGGTTCCACTGTCAGCGGCATTATTGAAACGCCGCATGAAATGACACAGGATCANGCGATTGANNTAAAGAATAATTGGGAGCGCGAACACCGTGGTTTGCGTAAGGCGTACCGTCCCGGCATTTTGACCGGTGGCGCTAAGTTTGTTAAAACAACTGTTGACCCTGACGAAGCACAAATGCTTGGCAGTCGGGAATTTAGTGTTGAAGAAATAGCGCGCATTTTCCGGATACCCCCTCACTTATTGCAGTCAACTAAACCAGGGTCAATGTCCTACGCCAGCGTTGAAGAAAATAGTAAGCAATTTGTTACTTACACGTTGTTGCCGTACATCTCCAAGATTGAACAAGCGTATTCACCAATGTTGCCCAATGAAGCGTTCATTAGGTTTAATGTTGACGGTTTGCTGCGCGCCAACCTTACCGAACGGTTTGCCGCTTATTCATCTGCAACGCAGGCAGGGTTTTTGTCCATTAACGATATTCACCGCTTCGAGGACATGCCGCCTGTTGACGGCGGTGACGTTTACCGCGTGCCGTTGGCTAATGTTGACCTTGGTGCTGCATCAATTACCGAATTGGATAAGCGCGTGATGATGGCAGTTCGTTTGGTTAACGCAGGGTTCGAGCCTAGCGCCGCAGCTGTCGCTGTTGGACTTAACCCAATTGACCATACTGGTTTGCCGTCTGTTCAATTGCAAGGTATCGCACAAGTCGATCCCGAAGACCCAAAGTCAGCGTATGAGGTTGAATAATTATGACAATTTATAGTACGCGTGTCACGGTCGGTACCGCTGCAACCCTACTCGTTCCGCCTAGTATCATGCCGCAGGATATTTCATTACTAAACGCAGGTACGGCAATTGTTCGTATTGGTGGCGCGGATGTTACAACAACGGCGTTTGGTTTGCCGCTTATTCCTGACAATCCTAACGTNNCCCGGTCGTTTTTTAGTACAACGATACAACNNGGCGATTCNGTTTACGGTATTACCGCTAGNGGTGAATCACCGGTTAACGTGTGGGCGGTGAGAAAGTAACATGCCNTATTTCATAACCGACACNGAACCNAGTTGTNCNAATTGGGCAATGGTGAAAGATGACGGCGAGGTTATGGGCTGTCACGAAACTAAGCAAGGCGCTATTGACCAAATGATTGCCGTGTCATTGGCCGAAGGTATTGAGCCCGGCGGCGAACGTGCATTACCGACTAACTACCGTCCGGCGTTAGACGACTCCGTGCCTGCCGGNCGTGCGTGTGGTAACTGTTTTTTCTATGACGAGTCNAACACTAGNGGNGACCGCGCNTGGTGTGANCGTTGGAACGANTACGTTCGCGGTGATTACTATTGCAACGCGTGGCGTTCAAATGATGAAAGGCAACACAACATGAATGTAGAGTTTCGNAGTTTTGACGCNGACATTGTGGAAGTACGGGCAGCGGAGTCTGGTAACGGAATGACTTTCGGCGGTTACGCGGCGCGTTACAATTCACCGTCTTTACCTTTACCGTTCACTGAAGTTATTGCGCCGGGCGCGTTTGACCGCACGCTAAAATCTAAGAACGACATTCGCGCATATATTAACCATGACGAGCGTTTGATTCTTGGCAGCACACGGGCTAAGACATTGCGCCTAGACAATCGCAGTGACGGACTCTATTCAGAGATTGATTTACCAGACACAACCTACGCCCGCGACTTGTCCATTAGTATTCAACGCGGAGATGTTCGCACAATGTCTTTCGGTTTTTCTACTGTTAAAGATGAATGGAAAGACGCTAACAACCGCACACTCCTTGAGGTCAGGCTCCATGAAGTTAGTGCAGTTAGTGGCGTAGCGGCCTATCCTGCGACAACTGCCAGCGTTCGCAATCTAACTTTGATTGCTAAGCGAACCGACACTGACGTTAACGCTTTGACTGACGCTATTGCCGCGTTGGAATCTGGCGAACCATTAACAGACGACCAGGCTAACGTGTTGCGTGTCGTTGTTGACCGTTCG